CGATCTGACTCCGATTCCTCTCAGATCGAAGCGCGAACGGTTGCGTGGCTGGCTGGGCAGAACGACCTTGTTGCTGCGTTTGATCGTGGCGAAGATGTTTATAAGATCATGGCTTCCGCGATTTACAACAAGCCAATCAGCGATGTCACTAAGCAGGAAAGATTTATAGGTAAGACGGTAATCCTTGGATGCGGGTACGGGATGGGCGCTGCCAAGCTGCAGGTACAGTTGCTTACGTTTGGTGTGGACACCGCACTGGATGAATGCAAGGGCATCATTAAGGTCTACCGTGATACGTACCCCGAGATCCCAAAACTGTGGAAGCAGGGGCAAGCCTGTCTGGAAGCTATTATCACCGGGAATTATTCGTCATTTGGTGCAGTGGATGTTGTGCGGTTTGATCCGGTACAGTCCGGCTTCCTTTTGCCTAGTGGGTTATGGCAGCGGTATGATGGGCTGGCTAAAGAGGATGACCCTAACGGCTACGCTCAGTACACCTACAAAACACGTATGGGGCCTACTAAGATTTATGGTGGTAAGCTGGTTGAGAACATCTGCCAAGCTGTCGCCCGGTGTGTGATTGCCGAGCAGATGCTACGGATTGACAAGAAGTACAAGGTAGTCCTTACGGTGCATGATGCTATTGCGTGTGTTGTACCTGAAGCCGAAGCTGACGAAGCTCAGCAGTATGTGGAAAGCTGTATGCGTTGGAGGCCGACATGGGCCGCTACACTTCCGCTTAACTGCGAGTCAGGTATGGGCAAGAGTTACGGCGACTGCTAGGAGATATGTATGAGTGACGAAGAAGCTGTCCGAGTTTTATACAGGGGGTTTGCTATGTGTGGACTCCTAATCCGTGGGACTCCTTTGCAAGATGTTCCCGATGCAGTGGACGAACTAGTTGACGCGATGCTGCATAAACCTACCGATGGGATTGCAGCGATCAAACCGAAGAAGCGATATGACCGAACTTAAATACACTTGGTCGTATTCGGCGCTAGATCTATTCAAGCAGTGCCCTCATAAGTACTACCGTCTAAAGATAAAGAAAGACATCATTGAGCCGCAGAGCGAGCAGATTCTTTATGGCCTAGCCATGCACAAGGCAGCGGAAGAATACGTACGGGACAACAAACCACTACCCCCCGAGTTCTCTAGCTATAAAGATATGCTCGATAAGCTTCGGGACATGGAAGGAACCAAGCTTGTTGAGTACAAGATGGGGCTAACCAAAAGCCTAGAGCCGTGTGGGTTCTTTGATAAGAATGTTTGGTGGCGTGGTATTGCTGATTTGATAGTTCTCCAAGGCCCCAAGGCCCGGATGGTTGACTACAAGACTGGCAAATCATCCAAGAACGCCGATACCAAGCAGCTTGAACTGTTGTCCTTGGCCCTCTTTAAACACTTCCCAGAAGTGGAGGAAGTTAAAGGTGGGCTGCTGTTCGTGGTAGCAAAAGATTTCATCAAGGGGGAATACAACGTCAACAGTAGTCCTATCTATTGGCAGCGTTGGCTGGCAGATACTGCACGGCTTGAGAAGGCGCTAGAGCTAGGGGTATGGAATCCCCGCCCTAACTTCACTTGCCAGAAGTGGTGTCGAGTTACTGACTGTTCGCACAATGGCCGAGATAGCAGGAGTAGATACTAATGGCTGATACCAACGTAAAACTTAGTGGGTCTGCTGAAGGTGTAGGCGTGTTCCATGACTGGGAATACCATGCTCCGGAAAGGAACCGTGGGGCAAACGGCGATACCGAGACTTACAAGGTAACTAATAATTCTGGTAATTCCTTAAGCGTAATACTTACAGATCACGATGGTACTGAGTATACTTTTAACCAATCTGTAGATAAGTTGGAGTTTACGATTCACGGTGCTATTGAGATTTCGGACTTTAGTGAATTACATAAATTAATTTACAAGGCTGGTATAATTCATAGCGCACTTCGTGGAGAAAACAATGCCGTACGTGAACAAACCCCGTCCCTATAAGCATGAGTATGAGACGTATCAGGGTAAGCCTGAACAGATCAAGAAACGTGCTACCCGTAATGCTGCCCGTGCGGTAATGGAGAAGGAGGGGCGTGTACACAAGGGTGACGGTAAAGATGTTGACCACAAACAGCCGCTTAGCAAGGGTGGCTCTACTAGCCGGAGCAACCTCCGGGTAAAGACCGCCAGCGCCAACCGCTCGTACAAGCGTCGGTCGGATCACAAACCTGCTTGACACCCATTGCGAGGTTAGGTATAGAATACCCCTCGCTAGTTAACACCTGTTAACCGATTGACTGCCGTAAGCAGTCCGTAAGCCGAGTGGAAAACCCACTTTCGGCCTATTACCTATTTGGAAGCACAGTGCAAATTATAGAAAACAAAGCGTTGCTACTGAAGGTTAAGGAGCCTAACCGCATCACAGCAGTCATCCCCAAGGCTAAGAAAGTCGGGGATCATGAAGTACTGGTGAAGTGGGGCATGGAAGAAGCGCAGATCCTTAAGAACCTGCAGATCAAGGGCGTACCTTCCCCCATCAATGGGCACTACGACTGGCCGGGATTGTATCGTCCGTTTGACCATCAGAAAGTAACCGCTTCGTTCCTGACCCTACACCGCCGTGCGTTCTGCTTCAATGAGCAGGGTACTGGTAAGACTTCCTCAGTCATCTGGGCCGCAGACTATCTGATGAAGCTGGGTTTGATTCGCAGGGTGCTTGTCCTGTGTCCGTTGTCGATCATGCAGGCGGCGTGGGAATCGGATCTGTTTAAGTTTGCGATGCACCGTACTTGCGCCATTGCCCATAGCTACTCGAAAGAGAAGCGCATAGCCGCAATCAAGTCGGAAGCCGAGTTCGTCATATGCAATTTTGACGGGCTTGATATCGTAAAAGAAGCTGTAGTTAAAGGTGACTTTGACCTGATCGTAGTTGATGAAGCTAACGCCTATAAGAATGTAGCTACTAAGCGATGGAAGGTACTGAACTCGATCATGCGCCCGGACATGTGGGTGTGGATGCTGACTGGTACACCTGCATCGCAGTCGCCAACGGATGCGTATGGTCTGGCTAAGATCGTGAACCCGCAGAACGTGCCTAAGTTCTTTGGGGCATTCCGAGATCAAGTGCTTACTAAGATCACCACGTTCAAATGGGTTCCGAAGCATAACCATCAGCAGACTGTGCATAGCGTGTTGCAGCCAGCGATCAGATTCACTAAGGCTGAGTGTTTAGATCTGCCGGATATGACGTACGTAACGCGAGAGGTTCCGCTTACTCCGCAGCAAACTAAGTATTACGAAGATCTACGCAAGCATATGGTCACAGCAGCGGCAGGTGAGGAGATCACTACAGTTAATGCCGCAGCTAATCTTAATAAGCTACTGCAGTTGTCATGTGGCGCTGTCTATTCGGATAGTGGAGAAGTCGTAGCGTTCGATGCGAAGAACCGCATGGCCGCGTTGCTCGAAGTCATTGAAGAAGCAAGCCACAAGGTAATTGTATTCGCCCCATTCCGACATGCTATCGAGATCATCTACGAAGAACTTAAAGCAAACAAGATTACAGCCGAGCGGATTCATGGTGGTATTTCTGCAACTAGACGCACTGAGATCTTTGCGAAGTTCCAGTCAGAGCCGCACCCGCAAGTACTAGTGATCCAGCCACAAGCTGCAGCGCACGGCGTTACGCTACATGCAGCTAACGTAGTTGTCTGGTTTGGCCCTATTACATCTATTGAGACATACCTGCAAGCTAATGCCCGTGTGCATAGAGCAGGCCAACGCAATCCGTGTACGGTCGTACACCTACAGGGAAGTCCAGTAGAGAAGCGGGTGTATAAGATGTTGTCAGAAAAGGTTGATGTGCATACAAAGCTCATCGACCTCTACAAAAATATAGTCGAGGGCACTTGACAAAGTAAACCAAGCCCCTTAGATTGATGACAAAGAAGGAGAGTGCGATGAGTGAAGAAAAACACACAGCCGATAAGTTGGCAAAGGTGTATGTCAAGATCCGCGAAGCTCGTAGAGAGCTAGCAAAGAAAGATGATGAACTGAAGGAGCAGCTTAATGCTATCTCCGATCAGTTGCTGACCATCTGCAAGGAACAAGGGGCCTCGACTATTCGTACCGACCACGGTACTGTGTCGCGCCGAAGCACAAAGAATTATTGGACAAGTGATTGGGATTCGTTCGGGACGTTCATTAAAGACAATGATGCGTTCTCGCTTATGCAGCATCGGATCAACAACACAGCTATGGCACAGTTTCTTGAAGAGAACCCGGAGCTTCACCCACCGGGGTTGAATGCTGACGTTAACCAATCAATTGTTATTATCAAGCGTTAGGAGTAGATATGAGTACTGATCTGGCAGTTTTTGATAGCGCCCTTCCTTCCTACCTCAAGGAACTGGTGCTGGACGATACCACTAAGGCCCTGATGGGCAGCAGTGGCGGCGGTGGCATTAAGCGCATTTC